AATGTTTTTAAAGAATTACTTGTTGTTGATGTATTTTCCGTATTAATAGAAGATATTGAAATATTACCTTGTGCTGTAGTATTTACTGGCATTACTTTATAATCCCCGCTATTAACTCTTCAAAAGCTTCTACCTTTTCTGTTCTTTTAGGCCAATAGATGTAATCTTTCTCTGGGTTCTTTTTTAAATTTGATAATAAAGGTAATATAGAATTATATAGTTTATTTAATTTATCTTCAAGTTCTTCAGCTTTACCTGATGTTGATTCTAATTTTTGTGTTTGCTTTTGGACTACTTCTAGTTCATCTTCGTCTACGGCTGTAAATCCAAAATCAAATTGATCTAAATCTATACTCATAATAGTTCCTCTTTTTTATATTTATAATCTCTAGGTATAATTTTTGTCCTATCTTTATGTATTTTTGTAGCACCATGTTTAGGCGTTTTTTTCCTACCAAATATATTATCCCAATTTTCTTCAAACTGTTCTTGGTTTAATATAGGTCTTTGCTTTGAACCTTTAGACATAATAAATCCAATAATAAATTGCACCACCTATCAGTGCAATAGATCCTATAACTCTAAATACCCAAATCCAAAAAGCTCTTTTTTTCTTTTTATGGTATTCTTCTAAATTTAATACTTCACGTATTCTATCTATTTTATCCAAAAACTACTCCGCCTCTTCTGACCAATTCATTTTTAATTTTTTGTTTATCCTTTGGTCTAGTCATACTATTATTATACTTTTCGATTAATTCTTCCTTACTAAATCCTCTTATGTAAGGGTTATGTACAGTAACTTTTTTAGTTTGTCTGTCTATTGTTTTATGTGATTTACCTAATTTAATTGGCATCATAACCTCCCTGTTCTTATAAGCCACCATCGGAAATATCTTCTTCCTTCTCCGTATTGTGCACTTCTCATTTTATTATACATTATTTAATTCTTTTTACACTTCCTTTCAAATCAGCAAGGTAGGCAAAAAACTCTACTTCTGGATATTCTCTTTGTAATCCTAGTAAAGCTTTTAAGTTTTCCATGTGATCATCAAATAAACGAACTCTGGCATACTTGTTGGTATCTAAATATTTTTTAAAAATAATAGCTTTATTTGAAGCACTATTTTTACCACTCATATTTCCAGCTCTTTCGACGTATACATTTTTCATCGGTATACCATGAGCTTCAAATGTTTTAATAAATAAATCTTTATTATCCATATCAGCTCTTGCTGTAACTATAATAACTTTACTTCCTCGGGCTGTAGCATTTTTAATAATTGCTTTAGCCTTTTCTATCATTCGTGCTATAGGTGTTGCTGTTTTAAAAAATAGTTTAGCTGACTTAAATTCACCGTAATCCCACTCCTCTTCTTTACCTAACTTATAGGAATTATATTCTTGAGGTGAAAGTTCTTTTACTCTACCAGTGTTTTTATTTTTAACTCTTACTTTAGCTTTTGTGACAAACATAGTATCATCTATATCAAATATAGTTAATCCTTTGCCTGCTTTTTCGGTTAAAAACTCGTTAAACTTTTTCATAGATATATTATACCACACTTTTTGTGTTTTGTAAATATCTATTTATAATTTTAAGTCTTTTATAGTGTTTATTTTATCTTGTGCTTCTGCTATTTTGGTAACCTGAGTTTCTATTGCTTCTACCACTTCTGGATGTTCACCAATACCTGTAGAACTTCTAACATATACTAATATATTAGCTTTTGCTATAGCAATTTCCCCTTCTAGTTTTTGCACTAATGCTTCTAACATAAAGTTCATCTTGTTTCCTCCCAAAACTTTTCTCTTTTATACTTATTAATAGTATTTATTAATTCTTCTGTCCAATTATCTCTATCTTCTACAAATATTTGTGGTCCCATATCTCCAGCAATTGCTACTACTAATTGCTTAATTGGTCTACCTGTTCTTTCTTCCCACATGATTGCATATGCTGCAGCTTGCATAAAATAATTAGATATCCATTCTTTTTTCTTTTCTTTACGAGATGTTTTCCAATCGATAATAGAATCTTTACCATTCCATACACCAACACAGTCAACTCTTCCAGCTACTCCTAAATGTTTAGAATATAATGGTGCTTCTATTGAATATACTTTTGATAAGTTTTCGTCAACAAATGGTTGTATGTCTTTAAAAGTTTGTATATTATGTGGCATTTCTCCTGATAAATATTCAGGATCATTAGCAATATACTTTTCGATTATGTTATGAATTTTAGTACCACGCGAAGAGGCCACTCGGCTGATGCGATTAGCCTCTTCTTCTCCAACTCTCTCCCTCCACTTTTGTATAGCTTCACGAGACAGTATTGATAAAACTGTTGTGATACTCGGATATATATTACCGTCTGGGTCTACATAGTGTCTACCCTTTTCTTTAGTTTCCGAACTTAAGTCTTTATAACCTAAATCAATTTCTTCATGTATAAAATTCATTTATAATATTTATTAGCCTCTAATGTCAGCAGGTGCCTTTGGTGCAACAATCATTGGACATCTTTTTCTGTTTTTAAATATAATCCAAGTAGCATTCTTTGCTTCTCTTTTATTTAATTTACCATCGCCATTCTTATCTGCATGGTCAAACATTTTTCCAATTCTTTTACAACCACCCTGAACTAACTCAGCTTCACTTATTACATTATCTTCATTAAAATCAAATTTTCTCATTCTCCAATCATCAGCAAATGCATCTGATACAAATAGTGAGAATATTGTAATGCTTAATAGTTTTTTCATTTTTATTCTCCCGTTGCGAAATGTCCGATTAACCAAAAAGATAATAACATAAACCCAAGAGTCGCAATTTGTATTACCGACATCATCGCTACAAACTTTAATTGTATATCACCTAGAGGTAAGAGCTCTTTTTCAATCCACTCTTTATGTTCCTCGGGTGTTGCTTCTCTAGTCATATTTAATTGTAATTCTGTCTGCTGTGGAATTCTACCTGTATCAAATACTTCAATCTCTACAGGTCTTTTCCAAGAATCCAAAATTTTCTTTTTCATTATATTACCCTTTGTTTAGACATATCAATATTATATATAATGGAATATAATTAAACATAATACTCTTTTAAAATAAACTAGGTTTATTTACTTTTAATATTATCTCTAAACCTTTTAGGCATTCCAGATTTTATTCTACTCTGAACTTCTTTCCAACCATCACCAGCTAAACTTTCTTTTGATTTAAATCCATTATAGCTCATATTAGGTGGTGTAAATGTGCCTGACTGTAAATGTGGATTATCTTCTAAAAACTTTTCTTTATCAGAAAACTTCATCATGTGTTCTTCTATTTCACCAGTCTTTTTATTTTTAAATTCATACAGTGGCATTTTGATATCCTCTCCACCAATCTGGTGCTTGTCTGCCCCATTCCCATTTAGCAAATGGTTTTGCTTCATGGTAATAATTACGGTATGCTTTAACTGCATTACCTGGTACTTTACATTGTGGGTAATGATTCATTGCCTGTGGGAATTCAGTGAGTGGACCATCTGGTATATTTTTTGGTGGTGATTTAAGTAGTTCACCAATCTTTACAAATGTTGCATGATGTTTATTTCTACGGTAATTATACTCTTCAGCCATTGCATGAAAATGAGTATAATGCCATTCATAGTTTGTTTTTGATGCCATAGTCCATGTAGTGCATGGGTGATACTTGTGAACAGCAAGATAATAAAGGTTATCCCTTTCATCACCAAAGGTATAATACTGTTGCATTGTTTTACCTGACTTAGACCTTCTCCTCTCTGGAGTACCATCAAGCATACGATGGGCGGTAGATAACATCTGACCAGACTCTACAATCATCTTAGGTACATGCTTATCACATAACATTTGAGCCGCTTTTACTGGATCATTATCTAATATGAATATATTCATGCTTCTTTATCTATGTCCCACTTAATTCTTTTTTCGTAATTTCTTCTTTTTAATCTTTTATCCATATCATCAATAGACATTTTAACTCTTACGTTTTTTAGCCATCTTGATCCATTTCTTTCAGCATCTAAAAAGATTGCATTTGTAAAAAATAAAGGTACTAATACTCCTAAGTGAACGGCTATGCTAACTATAATATCATAACCTAACCAACCCATATAATAAGTTGCCACAAATCCAAAGTATACTGACCACATAGTAAATAGTACTAATGTAAAGTACATTTGTAAACTTGGGTCTGGAATAAACCTAAGTGGATTGTATCTATGATCCATAACCACTCTCCAGCAGTCTATGACCCATGCTGTAAATTTTAATAATTTTAATTTCATAATATATATTATACCACAGTTTTAGTTAAATGTAAACTATTTTTTAGTTTTCTTTGTTGATACTTTTTTCTTTACAGTTTCTTTTTTCACTGGAGCTTTTTGAATTAATCCAGGAAATGCATCTTGGACAACTTTAAGAGTTAATCCTTTATAAGCATCGTATAAATTACCGTCTTTTGCTAAGCAAAGCATTTCGGCTTCTTTTCCGTTTAATGATTCTAATAAATCTATAAACATTTTTTCTCTTTTACCTTGGTCCATTCCACTGTATATACCTTTAAAGAAATATTTAAATTTCCTATAACCTTTATATAAAGACAAATTTTCATACCCAGCTGGGGCATCATCTTTAGTATATGGTGGTTCACCTTTAGGTAATAATGAAACTACTGCTTCATCAAAATTGATTCTTAAAACGTCTCTCAATGGGACGCTATCCTTACTTTTTAAATATGCTACTCTTGCCTTATGTAGTTCTTTTCCTTTAACTTCAGTAAGACCTTGTAGTACTTCACTAATTAATGGTTTAGCCATTGTAAAATTCCTCCGCGACTTCAATCAATAGATTGCATCTTTTTTTAATTAAATAATTTAATACTTTCATTTTCATAGGAACCTTTTGGTTCTCAAAAGTATTTATAATGGTTTCCTGGATATCATCAGGTATTTCAGTTAAATCAATTAACTTTTTATTACGTTGATAATTCCTATAGATTTCTTCTGGCATAACTTCTCTTAGCCTATCAGAGTTTTGTAACCACTCATCAATTCTAGTTTGCCTCAATGGTGTTTGAGATTTATCTGTCACAAATGTATCATCTGCAGATAAAACGTTTGGTACACCATCACCACCATCACCACGCATAATATGATTAAATGCGTATGTTCTTGGATTTTTGTCAGTAACCATTTTCTTTTGAATAGGACTGAACTGTTTGACATTTTTATATTTTTGTAATTGTATAAAATCTTTATCACTTGAAACAATCATACATGGCTCATCTTTACCAAACTCTTGAGTTTCCATAACTAATGAAGCAATAATATCATCTGCTTCTACTCCGTCCATGTGTATTACTTTATATGGTAAGTTATCTCTAATTTCATCTCGTACTAAATGTAATATTCTAAATATTTCTGTCCAATCCTGAGTAGACTCATCTCTACCTTTTTTACGGTTTGCTTTATAATAAGGATAATAATCTTTACGCCAGGTATTCATGCCATCAGCACATATAACCATTTGTCCGTATTCTTCTCTATACCTTTTGTTATACATACGAATACTATTAAGTATCATATGTCTTATCATCGCTTCGTCATTTAGTTTTTGCACAATAATATTGCTTAATGCAATTTGTGAATAATCAAGTAGTATCATTATCTTCGTCCTCAAGTTGGTCAAGAAGTTTTTTTAGTTCTTCACGACCTTTTTCATTTGCACTTAATAAAGCTTTAATTTCTATATAAGCTCTATCAAATGTGCGATGTAATCTATGAGGTATACCCATATATCTGTTAAACATCGCGTTAATCATATTTACAATTACAAACATATCTCTGGATTCTTGTTGCATTTCATCTCTAAAATTCATATCCATAAAACGTCTTTCTTCTGAAGCTTGTCCTGAGTTTATAAATTCTTCTAATACTTCCATTAGATATTGAGATGTGTTAACACATTCGTCCGATATTTCATCAATAGGATTTTTCTTTTCGGTGATATCTTCACCTGTAGGAAATTTGTAAATTTTTGCCATAATATTATTATATTATACCACAGTTTGCTTGAAATGTAAATAGTTATTTTAAGTTTTTTACAGCATTACCACCAATACGACAGTTAATAATACCATTATAGTATTTATCATCAATAAGGACATCTCTATCGAACTGTTCTTTAGCTTCCATATAAGCACATTCACCTTTTGTTTTACATAGGTGTAATATTTCTCTATAAAACATTTCATCACCATGTTTTTCTACTTCTTCTTTAAGATGTACATTACTTCCATAATATTTTTGCCAATCTGACTCAACAAGTAATCTTTTTCTACGTTTTCTTGTTTTTGTTATTGGTAATGTTTTCTTGCTCCAAAAGAATTTCTTTCCCACATACATCCTTCCTGTTGCTCTGTTCGTTATTAGATAAACGAAACCATAGACGTCTTTGTGATCGCAATCTTTCGGCAGTTCGTATTTTTTGCCTTGATAAACCCATTCCATACTCTTATTTATTCATCGAAATCTAATTCATCGATAGGGTCAACTGCCGTGCCACAATGTGGGCAATAAATAGTTTCAGGTTTTTCATCTTCAAAAGATAGTTTAGTAGATGTAAAACAAAACTCACAGTTATGAGTATACCAATGAGTTGGTTCCATAGATTACCCTATCTTTTCTTTTAGTTGGTCAAAGCCACCAATTTTTTCGCCATCCACAATAATTTGCGGAAAGGTTCTCGCTGTTGGGAATTTCTCTAACATGTCATTTCTGTCAAAGTCTACTCCTAACTGAAAATACTTAAATTCTTTTTGTTCTTTTGTACATAACACTTTTGCCATATCGCAAAAAGGGCAATGTTCTTTTCCATATATCTCAATCATTCATTGTTTCCTCTATAAATTGTGATAAGGTTTGTATATCATTATCTGATAACATTCCAGCTTGAGCCCACATTGTTGAGCTCATATTTCCTACCGTTTCTCTGTTCTTGTATGCGTATAATCTTTGAGATATATATTCACTATCTCTTCCGGCCAATTTAGGGAAGGCCCCCATTCCTTGGCCTGATTGTCCATGACACGCTGCGCATCCCGCCCAAAGTCCTCTAATCGAACTAAATGGATCGTCGGCCGCTGCTGCTGCTTTGGCCTGAAGCTGTTCAACCACTGAACCATTTTCTTCAACATATTTTTCATAACATTCTCCATAACATGCTTGTGCTCTTGGATATCCTTTATACTCCAAATTTGAATATGTATGCGAAATTATGCCATACATAAATCCACATATACCTATAATTAAATAAAAACTATCTCTCATTATTCTGTTAAATTATCTAATTCATCAACTGTTAAATCAGTTTCTATTAATACTTTATATTTACCACCATCTTCATTTACACGATGATTTAGGTCAATACCTTTATTTTTTAAAATATCTACTTTCTTTTTAAACTCATTGTAGTCATGAGCATCTAATATTGCTTCCATTATAAACTTAATCCTTTTAATGTGTTGTCATCAACATCTTGTTTAACACCACCAACAACATAAGAACTGATTTCTGTTTCTTGTGGGGCAACTTGTACATTACCTCCAGATATCCATTTTTCTGTCCATGGTAGTGGGTTCATTTGTGGTACAGTGTAAGGACAGGTTAAACCAATGGCTCTCATTCGTTTGCATCCTATCCATTCAACATACTCTTTTAATATTGTCTCATTAAGACCAATCATAGAGCCATTGGCGAATAAATATTCAGCCCACTCTTTTTCTTGTTCTATAACTTTAACAAATAAATCTGTCGCTTGTGGTTCCATTTCTTTTGCAATTTTTTGCATGTCTTTATCTTCTAATAACATTTTCTTTAAAATGGTTGTGGTTCCAGCCAAGTGTGTATTCTCATCACGGGCAATAAATTTAATAATTTTTGCATTACCTTCCATCTTTTTAAGTTCAGCAAATGCCCAACTGCAGGCAAAGGAAACATAAAAACGAATTCCTTCTAGGGCATTCGCTGAAAGCATACACATGTATAAAGCTTTCTTATGGTCATATAAATTTGTTGGTGAATTATTACAATCAATAAGATCATCATAATACATTGCGATATCATTACCACAATCCAATATTTCTTTTACATCTAACATTGTGTCAAATACTACGGCCGGGTCAGGATATACATTTCTGATAATATGTGTATATGACCTTGAGTGTATAGTTTCAAAAAACGACCATGTCTCTACCCAGTTCTCTATTTCTGGTAAAGATGCTATTGGTAAGAATGCAAGATTAGGTGCACGACCTTGTACACTATCTAATAATATTTGTCTTTTTAAATTTGATGTAAATATATGTTTTTCATGTTCAGTTAATGCATCAAAGTCTTTTTTATCTTTTGAAATATCTACCTCTTCGGGTCTCCAAAAGAATCCTAATTGCTTTTCAGTTATTTTTTCTATTTGTGGATATTTAACTAAATCAAATCTTTGTATATCTACGGATTCATCTAAAAACATATTCTTTAATAGATGAGATTTTTTATTTTTTGTTAATATTGCCATTTTCCCAATCCTTTAATTTTTTTAATTCGCGTTCTACTATTTTTTCCAAATCTTCAACGTCAGGCATCATGTCCCAAAAGTCTTCGTTAGATTTTACAGGAGTCGCAGTCTTCTTCTTCTTCATGTATATCCGGTGATGTTCCAGTATCATATGTGTGATGATCTTCTTCCATTTCTCCAGCACCATCATATGTATTAAAATAGTATAATTGTTTTAATCCATATTTATATGCTGTCACTAAATCCTGTATCATTACAGACATAGGTATCTTATTATCCTCAAAATGTTCTGGATTATAAGATGTGTTAACACTGATTCCTTGGTCGACATATTTTTGCAATATACCACATATGCCAAGATAACCAGCTGGTGTTTTTTGATCCCAGAGTAAATCGTACTTATTCTTAAGGTGGTGATAACCTGGAACTACTTGTGCCATTACACCGTCTTTACTTTGTTTATATGATACTAAAGCTCTAGGAGGTTCAATACCATTTGTACTATTACTAATCTGGGCGGATGTTTCAGCCGGCATTAATGCCATGAGAGTCGAGTTTCGAATACCTGTTTCTCTGAGTTGCTTTCGCAAATCTTCCCACGGTAGACGTTCTTCTGACTCGATTAATTTATCTATCGCCCTTTTGTAAGTATCGATAGGAAGTATCCCCTTGGAATATTTCGTATCATTATTATATATTACTTTTCCTTTTTCAAGAGCTAGGTTTGCTGATGCTTTAATTAAATAATACGACCATGCTTCTGCATATTCATCTACAATCTCATATGCTGATTCATCATATTTTAATCCACGCTTTGCTAAGAAATAAGCTAAATTAATTATACCTACACCTAAAGGTCTACGATTCTCTGTACCTCTTTGCGCAGCAAAAACAGGATAGTCTTGATAATCTAGTAATTCATCAAGAGCTCTAACTGATAAATCGCAATACTTTTCAAACTCATGTGTTTCATTTATTAACCCCCAGTTAATTGCTGATAAAGTACACAATGATATTTCACCTGTATCACAAGGTCCATCGTCCATCGGCTTTGTCGGTAAATCTATTTCACAACATAAATTACTCATATGAATTGGTGCAACCTTTGGATCAAACGCACCATGTTCATTTGCGTGGTCAACATTCATTACATATATTCTTCCAGTATCTTTTCTTTCTGTTAAAAATTGAGAAAAAACTTCAAGTGCTGGTAGAGTTTTCTTTCTTATAGAATATGCTCTTTCATATTTCTCATATAGTTCTTTAAATTCATCTTGGTCAGCAAAGAATGCTTCATATAAACCAGGTACATCATTAGGGTCAAAGAATGTTATATTACCACCAGTCAATAATCTTTCATACATTAATTTGTTAAACTGAAATGCATAATCCATATGTCTGACTCTAGTTTCTTCAGTACCTTTATTATTTTTTAATACTACTAAATCTTCAAATTCATAATGCCATAAAGGTAGATATACTGTAGCCGCACCACCTCTAACTCCACCTTGAGAACAAGATTTAACAGCTGATTGGAAATATTTTAAAAATGGTATTAATCCTGTATGAACAACAGAACCGTCACCTACTTTAGCACCTTCAGCTCTAATAGAACCTGCACCAATTCCAATCCCTGCCTTTTTACTTATATATTTAACAATAGAACTAGCAGTAGCATTAATAGAATCAAGGCTGTCTCCTGATTCGATGAGAACACAGGAACTAAATTGTCTAGTCGGTGTTCTAACTCCCGCCATAATCGGCGTAGGTAATGAAATATAAAATTGAGAAATCGCATCATAATAATCCTTTACATATTTTAATCTGTTTTCTTTATAATTACTAAAAAGTGTTGCTGAAACCATCATGTATAACATTTGTGGTGTTTCATAATGTTCTTTTGTTCTTCGGTCTTGAACTAAATATTTACCACGGAACTGTTCCATTCCTGCATATGTAAATGTATCGTCCCTGTCATGTTTGATATAATCATTAAGTTCATCAATTTCGTCTGGCGTATAATTTTTCATTATAGCATCATCATATACACCACGGTCTATATTGTTAATTATTAATTCTCTTAGATGAAATGGTTCATATTGACCATAAACTTCTTTTCTTAACTTATAACTAATAAGTCTAGCCGCTACGAATTGATAATTTGGAGTTGCATCTGAAATGAGTTCAGCCGCAGATTTAATTAATAGTTCATGTATATCATATGCTGGGATTTTATCATATAATTGAATATTTGCTTTAAGCTCTATTTCAGATATAGATACACCAGTAATATCTTCTACTGCCCATTCTAAAACTTTATGTACTTTATCTAAATTGAAAGGTTGAATACTTCCATCTCTTTTTGTGACATTCATTGTGTTTATCCCATTCATAATATTATATATTATACCACAGTTTACTTTAAATGTAAACTATTTTCTTTCTATTTTTTCTATTCTTTTTATTAATTCTTTATAGCCATCAAACTCTTGTATGGCAATTGGCGGGTGAGAATGTTTCTCAAGTTGATCAATACGATTCATAATACCGGGATATTTTTCGTGGAATTTTTTTTCTTGTTTAATTAAATCAATACCAAGTTTTTCTTCACACCATTTATCAAGTCTCAATAACCAAGATGGTTTATATACTTTTAATATTATAGAAACGATTGTTTTTAAAATATTAATAATAAGACCAAACATTAGTTGGTCTCCACTTCTACCGCAACTCCTTTTTCGCCACTAGGTAAAGTAACATTTCTATAATAAACCACTACCTCTCCTAGTTCTCTTATGTATCTGCGAATCTCTTGATTATTAACTGTCATCTGTTTATAATCACCTATAGTTGTTGCAACGAATACTACATCTCCATTATTTTGAGCTTTCATATCATCTAAAAATCTATCCAAATATGTATATCCGACAGGCCAATCTGGATTTTCCCTTTCAGTCAATTCACATGACTTTGGCCTTTTATCATCTACTTTTTTACAAGGATTAGCAATTCTAGCTTCTGAAACGACATACCATTTTGGAGTATTAAGTGAAACTTCTCTCGGCAATGTTGGTTGTATAATTTGTAACTCTACTGGTTTTGATACAACCTCTATTTGTTTAGTTCCTAATAATGAACAACCACTAATCAGAACTATCGTTGCCAAGGTCACTAATGTTTTTAGTGTCATTTTCAATCTCCTTTATCACTTCTTCCGTACCTTTGTTAAATCTGATTTCCATTAAACCAGGTTTAGCAATGGCTAATTTTTCAAAATTATGTTTTGATAATATACTTAAATACTTATCCTTATCCGCCTCAATCTGAGCATTCTTACGAGCAAGATTAGATAATTCTTTACCTTGCCTTTCGTAATTCTCTTTGATTAAATTTATTGTTTGCTTCTGTTCTTCAACAGCTGCTTCAAGTTTTACATTATTTTCAGTTAGTGTTTGATTTTCGTTATATAACCAATAACCACCTAATCCTAATACTAATATAATTCCTATTAAAATTTGTTGCATTATTCGTCCTCTATCCTATAACGTAAACCACTCATACCTCTAATATGAACAGTTCTTTTATCTTCTGTTCTAAATTTCAGTTCTTTAAAATTACATTTTATAATTTTACGAACACCGTGCCATACTTGGTCGTCATCATTACCCCACTGGCTATCAAAAGAAACATGCACGGTATAACGAGTGGTAAAATACCTTTTTACCCAATTAATTAGATTTTTTATTTGCTTCACGAGCTGCTCTCCTAGCGAGCATTCGTTCTATAAACTTTTTGCCCTCTTTAGTTCTGCCATCATAAACTTTTTTCTTGCGTTTTAGTAATGCCTTTTTACCCATAGCATTTGGTGCTAAATCAACTCCACCGCCAGCAACTGAGTTGGCTGCAGCATCTTCCCACTGCTTTATATATTCACTAAAAGATTTTGTATATTTTGTTGCCATTTTATCTCTCTATGTTATATTGTGAAACATATATATCCATCCCAGTAGGAATATGTTTAGCTTTAAATATATTTATATTTAACACTTTACCAACAGGAATAGTATGTTCATCTACTCTAATTTTAGTACCCTTCTTAAATATGTCTTCTCCAGTTTCAGAGTGACATAAATTATCTTTAAGGATATATGTGCCTATTTTTAATTCTTCGAAATCTGTTATATACTCACTACTTTCATGTATAAAATCATCAAGTGTGAGGTCAGCTTTATCTAATGCATGTTGTATTTCTTCATCAGTCATGCCTGTCTTTTCCCTAATGAGAAATAGTGCTGCTGCATAAGAACCTAATTTACCTAATGGAATTATCTTTTTAATATTATATACTAATCTATGAAATACAGTATAAGCATTCTTTTCTTCTTTAGTTTTTCTTTCTTTACCTTTCTTTAATACTTTACCTTTAGCATCAATAATACCAAGCTTAAAGGCATCAGTTTTTTCAAAAGGTGTAACTAATAATTTAAGAAACCTAATAGCATATGCAAAATCCGCAACTGCCTTTAATGATTCTCTTACTAATACTGTCATAGTTTCCTTAATACTTCCACAATGTATGGATCCATTGGTATTTCTACTTTTTCTTCTTCTGGTAAATAATGTAAATAAACCAGAAATGGTTTAATGTAATGCCAGTGTTCATCATTAATTTTAAACCACATCATTTTATTACAGTGTTCAATACCAAACACATTATATAAAACTATAATATGATTTAGTATTAATCTTTCTTGAAGATCACCAGTCAATTCGTATCTTCTAAGTAATCTTTTAAGATACTTAAATCTGCTTAGGTCTTGTTTAAACTCTTCTATATCTAAACATTCTGGGTTATCATAATGTTTAGCTGCGTAAAGCTTAAAATTCCTATGTGTCAATTTATCAAAGTTTTTCATACTGTAAAATTATTTATAACTTTAAAATTATGTTTCTATTTTAAATTCAGCTGATTTATTTAAATATCTTATTTCCCACTTATCGTCATTACTTACATAACAATAACTAATTTTACCTTTATTAGGTCCTTCAATTATTTGCCATATCCAACATGCATGTCCATAAGGTATTTTTTTACCATCAGACTCAGCAGCAATTTCATTAAAGAAAAACTTTAATCTATCGTTTGCATTCCAGAAACGTCCATACCGAACTTCTTCTTTATTCCAAACATCTTTAAATTTTTTCTTAGCATCTTTTAAATCTTTTGCAAATACATGCCTAGATTTAGCAGGTTTTCCGTATGGTACATTACCCATACCTAATACCTTAACTTTACCACCGTAAACATTATCATCTTTGATGCCATAGTTTCTTGCTGATGGACCTGACCATAATAAATTTATTTTTAATCCAGGTCTTAATTTAGCTATACTTACTTTACCTTCTGGTAAATAATCTCTTAATTGAAAATAATCTTTCATTAGTCTGCCTCGTTATCGCCTTCGTAGTTTTTATCAACATAATCAAAGAATTCTTTTTTCTTATCGCCGTCTAATTCAGCAGGTGATTTAACACCGAACTTTTTCAAAGCAGCTTGGAAAAACTTTTGATATTTTTCCTTTTTAGATTCTTCTTTTACATTTTCTTGAGCAGCAAGCCTTTCTTTTTCTTGGTCATGCTTCTTTTTTAAAGCTTCTTTTTCTTTAGCATGTTTTAGACCTAGTTGAGCCTTTTCTTCAGGAGATGCAGCTTCTTTAGTAACTGTACCATCTTCTTTTTCACCTGATTTTTTAATAACATGTTTTTTCTTAAACTGCTTTTCGCCTTCAGGTCTAGGTTCAGCAACTTCTTTTTTAACAGCCATTAAATCGTCATGATTTTTAATAGCATAAGCATCAGCTTCATCTTTCTTACCGAAAGACTTAACTTCTTTACCATTAGCATCAACGACGACGAAACCGCCATCTTTTTGTTTCACGTGATCCGTAGGATCCATTTTTTCTTTTCTGACAGCCTTTCCTTCCAACACATCTTTGACGACGGATGCAATCTCTAGGCCTTCTTTATCTTGTAGTTTCATTTTACCCTCCGTTAAAGTAACCACTGTGTAATACCATTTCCCAAGTAAATGCTGATATAATACCAACAACAATTACCCAGAAAACTTTATTAATTAAAGCAACAGTATTGGAATTGCCTGTTGCCAAACCTTCCACTCTGTCTATTCTATTTATAAGATTTTGTATCTGTTCTGACTGTTGTTTACTAAAACTTGTGAGTGTATGTATTTTCTCTTCAGCTCTAGCTAACATTACAATAGCCTCACCCATTTGGTCAATCTTTTCTTCTATCCTATCCAATCTTTGAGATTGAATTGTATAAACTTGTTTCCTTTCTTCACTCATCTCTGAATATTACCCTGCATTTTAGAGGAGTCACTCCTCTGATTAATCTATGGTATTCACCTTTTTTAATTTCAAAGATCATACCTTCTTCTAACAAATAAGGTAAACAATTTTCGTATTGAAATTGCCAACCTTGTCCTTCAAGTACTTCAACCTCACGATTTTCTAAGTCGCGATGCCATACATATTCAGAATCATCTCGCGTAGGATAAAAGGTACGAATAACTCCACCTATTTCAACTTCTTCCACAAAAGGAAAATCTATTTTACCAGAAATAGTTGCCGCCACCTTTCATTCCTAATTCTTTTGCAAATTTTGGTAATCTACATGCCCAGTATCCTGCTTTCATTTTATCTGTTTTTGTTTCACAGTTATGTCTTGAAGCAAAATTCCTGGCCGCTTCTCGATCATTTATCTTTGCAGATAAACCACCTTTAGCATCTCCAAAATTTATCTTTTTTACATTACCTGTTTTCGGATCTTTTACATATACAACATATTTACTTGGACCCGAAGATCTTTTAGGTTTATTTAGTTCAGGTTCTTCTACCATAGGCATTTCTAAAGGTACATATTTACCTTCATAAAGGTCAAACCTTTTTTTCCATTCAGTAAATGTTTTAACCTCCGAACTCATGCCCTGCTACCCTTCTCATTTGTTTTTTAAATTCTGCATAATCAGGTTTATTTTTATAAAGTTTAATTGATAAATGATCTTTTTCTTTACCCTTTATTCTCCAATTATAACCCTTTTCTTTATGCTCTGGTTTGGTTGTTTTTACAACTCTTCTTTTGAATCCATCTTCCCAAGATTCACCTTTCTTTTTACCTGTTCCTTCAGAAGCTGCTTTAGCTCTATCCATAGCTTGTTGTGTAGGAGCTCCTTTTTCACCCTTCTTACGCATGCGTTCACCACGTTTACGTTTTTGATGAATATTATGCCAAAGGCCTTTTCCTTTTTCTAGGATATCATCCTCAGTTGCCATGGCATAAAATGTTTTAAAATTTATCATTAGTTAATCACCATTATATTTACACCACCACCTTTTTTAAATGACGTAACGGTAGCACCTATTTTACTTGCTGCTTTTTCAAAGGAAGCAGGTCTTTTCATGTAAGAAGCAACTCTAACTTCAAATCCTTTTCCTTTTTTTGAAATCTTTTTAATTACTTTCGGTGAAAAGCCTAATTGTTCTATTTCGTTTTCAAACTCTCTTTTAAAATCACTTAGGCTACCTTTATATTTTTCAGTTACTGATTCTCTAATCCTACCTCTTAATATATCATCTAGGTTATCGTCTAACCATTCAATAAAATCATCTGGATCATCACCTATATCTGGTTCGTTATCAAACACCCAATTCTGTAAATCTTCTTCAGCCTTTCTAGATAACTCTAAATTACCAGTTCTTTGAGCTTTTTGTAATTCTCTTTTATGTTTACGAACTATGTCTCGCATTTTCATAGTTCTTTCGAATAATTGTTTAAATCTTTTCATTATTTCCCTCTTCTTGAGCCTCTTGGAGATGTTTTTCTAAACCCCTTTTCTAAATCATATAAGAAAGCTTTATTTTTAGCTTGGCCTTTTGTAGTAACTCTAAGTCCTACAATACGACCTATATTATTTGCTAATTCTGTTTCGCCTCTTTTAAGTTCTTTTTCTAATTTAGACTGAACATCTTTAAGCATTGTTTTAATAATGTTTGGTATATCCATTACTAATGCAGACCTTTCATCTACATTACCACCATTCACTAAAGTAGAAAGCTGATTAATTACTGTTTGTAGTGTTACTGGATTCATAGTGCTTAAAGCAGCTATTTGATCTTTAGTAATACCTTTAAGCTTTTTTAGTTTTTTAACTATATCTTGCTTTCTAAATTCTTTAAAAG